CAGTTGCTGTGCGGCCAGCATCGTGGTGCCGCTGCCACCGAAGGGCTCGAAGACGATGTCGCCCGCGTCGGTGTAGGCCTCGATCACGAACTGCGGCAGCGCCACCGGAAACACGGCTGGATGATCCAAGCCCGCACCGATCTTGCCTTTGTGTCGCATCACGCGAATCACCGAGTCAGGAATGCGGGTGTCCTGTGTCGGCTGCCCCTTATGCGCCCAGCCACCGACCTCGCCATCCTTGCCGCGCATGCATGTGGACGAACCATCGGCGCGCAGGTGGGAATCCTGCCCCGCGTGCTTGCACGGCACGGTCTTGTTGGGCCTGCGGGTGGGTTTGCCTGTATCGCGGTTGAAGTGGAAGACGAATTCAAAACTCGGCGCCAGCCGACCTTGCCAGTCCCCCGGCATGCCCGGCCCTTGATCCCACACGTACCAGGCAAAGCGCCGCCAGCCCTGCTGACGCATCCACGCCAGCCATCCGTCCCAATACGGGACGACTTCGTTGTCGCGGTGGATCAGTCCGAGGTTGACCAGCACCTGTGCATCGTTTGCCATCGGCAGGTTGGCAAACACGCCGCGCATCAGGCCATCCCAATCTTTGACGCCGCCCGAGGTGTAGTCGCGCTGGTTGCCGTAAGGGGGAGAGGTGAAGCACAGGTGTGCGCAATCGCCCTGCATCAGAACAGCAATCACGGCCGGGTCAGCAGCATCGCCACAGACCAGGCGGTGTGGCCCGAGCGCCCAGACATCGCCGGTTCGGGAAACAGGTGCCAACGGTGCTGCGGGCACCTCGTCGATGACATCTGCTGTGCCTTCATCGTCGGCCTGCTGCTCATTGATGCCAGGAGCGTCGGCCAGCAGCGCTTCGATTTCGAGGTTGTCCAGCCCGGTCAGATCCAGTGCAAACCCTGCTTCAGAGAGTTCGGCCAGTTCCAGGGCCAACAGCTCCTCGTCCCAGCCCGCCTCAAGTGCCAGCCGGTTGTCGGCGATCACGAGGGCGCGCTTTTGGGCTGGGGTCAGGTGTGCCAGTTCGATCACCGGCACCTGATCCAGCCCCAGTTTGCGTGCACCGAGTAACCTCCCATGACCGCAGATGACCCCGTTGTCACCATCGACCAGAACCGGGTTGGTCCAGCCGTATTCGACGATGCTGGCTGCGATCTTGGCAATCTGCGCATCCGAATGGGTGCGGGGATTTCTGGAGTAAGGAATCAGCTGCAAGTGTGTTCAAAGTGGATACCTCAAACGAAAGCCCAAAACAAAACCCGCCAAGCGTTGCCGCCGGGCGGGTTCAGGAATAAAAATCAAAAGAAGTGGTCACCGCGCGGTTTAGAAACCTTTGTGGAAACCTCGTTTGGAAACCACTTGCAGTGGTAACCAGGGCCGGTAACCTGGCGGGGTGGTAACCAGCTTTGGGGCCTGTCGCTGGGCGAACGTTGCGCTTTGCTCCCCCGTATGCGCGAATGCGAAGGAAGGAACCCCTTTTTCTCTGAGGGGGAAGTGCTTCAAGGCGTTGTGAGTCATCATCAATTCCCAATCACGCTTGACTCCTCACCATAGCTAAAACTTTACCGTCAAACGGGGTGTTTTGTTGCACGGGTCAAAGTCGCGCACGCCCGCTGATTGCCCACCACGAACACCCATGCGCGCTAAAACGCGCCAAATCACGCCAGACGGCAAACCGTACCGACTTTGGCGGCATTGAGCTGATCGGCCACCGTCTGCAAGGCGCGTTGCCAGCGTCGCCAGGCCGTGCTGCGATCACAGCCAAGGCGAGCGCAAATCCGTCGCCAGGGTTCATGGTCGCTGCGCATCCACAGGAGGTGACGCTCGTCTACCTCCAGCCATTGCATCCAGCGCATGGTTTGGAGCATGCGGTCGATGTCTTTGGGTGTGGGTGGGAAGCGAAAGGGCCGCTCATCACCCGCCGCCATCACCTGCCACTGCTCCTGCACGATGGTTGGCCAGGTATTGAAATACCCTTGCACCCGCACGGATGGCAGGCGTTTACTTGTGCGCATGGACTCCTCCAAACGCAGGGCCACATCCTCCATGGTCCAGACGGTCGTTTCAGCCATGGCGTTTTCCTGCGGCGTGGTGGCATCGTTCCCCGTAGAGCCGCTCACCAATACGCCGGATGAAATCGCGCTCCACGAAGTCCAGCCGTTCGTCCCCCTCGCTCACCACCAGAATGTGCTCCTTGCGCCAGCCTTCTCGCTTGACGGCCTCAAGGTCCATGGGGATAGGTTGGGCTCGGCCCAAAGGGCTTGGCGTCAAGGAATAAAGCGATGTTTTTTGCGAGATGGATTTCATGTCAACGCTCCTGCTTGTTCCCCTGCCTGCTCCATCGCCACGAAAAGCAAAGCCAGCGCATCGGCTTCGTTGTCGTCGATGGGTTGGTGGCCCTTGGCCCGGATGGCTGCGATCACGTCCTGCTTGCTCGCATTTCCCTTGCCCGTGGCGTGCTTCTTGATCGTGCCCACGGGCACGCCCTGGTACGGAATTTGGTGGTGCTCGCACCAAGCCGTGAGCGTGGCCAGGAACCCGCCGTAGGCGTGGGCAGCGTCCGTGGAAACGTGGCGGCGTACTTCCTCGAAGTGCAGGCAGCCGATGTGGTCGCAAGATTCCTTGATCTCGGTTAGCCAGCGCTTGAATCGAAGGAAGCGCATTCCGCCGCCTTCGAATCGCTGCGGCTTGAAGTACTCCGTGCCGCTGGTGATGTGGCCGTCGCTGCCCCGCAGCGCCCAGCCGGTGGTGGTGCCCAGATCGAGGGCGAGGATGGTGGTGGTCATGGTGTCAGTCCTTGTTTTGACTGGCCTGACGCATCGGACACGGCTTGACGTAACTTTCCGTGAGGCGCGCACACGCGCACGCGTATAGAGAGTTACGTGCAAGAACGTCGGATGCGTCAGACCGCGTGGTTTTCATGGAAGTCAGTTGTCCGCGTAGGGGGTGTAAGCGGGCATGGGCGGGTGTTTGAGGCCAATGCCCTGAAATCCCCGCACGCCCACGCTGTTGCGCCACTTCTCCAGTCCACGCGTGATGAGCAGATCGGAAAACCGTCGCTGCGAACCGATGAATTCGCCCGATGCTTCAGCCCATTGCTTCCAGTCGGTGAACAGTTCGGCTGTCAGCGATTTGGCGTTCGCGGTGCGCACGCAGCGTTCATCGAGCCATCGGCCCAGGGCGTCCTCGGCTTCGAAATATTCTTCGGTCGCCGACACCACGCTGGCGGGCGGTTTCAGGCCCTCGCGCTGCCACGCAAGGCATCCGGCCACGGCCCACGACAAAATCCCGTCGCGCTCGGCGAGCAGCTTCTCGGTCAACCGAGGATCGCGCCGGTCGGGTGGGATCGTCACCGTGAAGGGAATTAGGTGCATTCTCCGCTTCATCGCCTCATCGATGTTGCGGATGGCAGGCTTGTGGTTGCCAACAATGACTGGCTTGAACTGCGGCGTGTATTCGAAGAAGTCCTGGCGCATAAAGCGCGCGGAGATTTTGTCGCCACCCGTGATCGCCTTGACCTTGGACTCGTTCAAGCGCCGACCCTGCTCGGTTTCGATGGCCGTCACGAAGCGCGCACCACGCAGGCCCGCCAGATCGGTCGGATGCCGGTCACCACGCGTTTCCACGAAGGTGTCCATCGATGCGGTGGCGGCGTAATCACCGAGGATGGTGCTGATAACGTTGGCAAACACGCTCTTGCCGTTGGCCCCGGTGCCGTACAGGAAGAACAGCGCGTGGGCGCTGGTCACGCCGGTCAGGCAGTAGCCAACCATTCGCTGCAGATAGGCCTGAAGGTCGGCATCGCCACCCGTGACATCGGACAGGAAAGCCGTCCATTGCGGACATTCGCCGCCCGGCGTGGCCGAGGTGATTTTGGTCATCCGGTCGGCGCGCTCGTTCACGCGCTTGCGACCGGTCTTGAGATCGACCACCCCACACGGCGTGTTGATCAGCCACGGGTCGGCATCCCATTCCTCGGTGGTGGCCGCGTGCCTGCGATCTGCCCGCGCCAGCCGCTCCACGCCACCGACCGTGCTGGAGCTGGCGAGTTTGGCTGCGATCTTCGGGTTGTCGGCTCGCAGGGCGGCGTGGCGGCAGACGCAGCGGATCAGATCGGTGGCCGCCAGCGTATCCTCAGTACGCCAGCGGGTGCCGTCCCACACCAGCCAGCGGCCCCACGTCGCCACGTAGCGCCAGTCGCGGTGGTAGCGTCGGGTGAAAGCCAGCGCCAGCGCATCCTCCGTGCCCCACACCGACTCATCGCTGCTGACCACCGGCTCGGCATCGTCTGTAACGTCGTGCATCTGCAAGCGTGGGCCATGACTGAGGAAGGTCGAGACATCGAAGCCCTCCGCGATGGCGTCGGCTGCATCCCAGCCCTCGGCGGCATCCTCGGGCGGGTACAGAACGTGGCAGGACTTCGCACACGCCGACAGGATGGCCTGCGCCGCCTGCGTGGCGTAGTCCCAGCCCGGCTTGTCGCGATCAGGCCAAATGAGCACGGCTTTGCCAGCCAGCGGCGACCAGTCGGTCTTGTCGACCGGGGCGTTCGCGCCGTGCATTGCCGTGGTGGCATTGACGCCCGTGTCGATCAGCGCCTGCGCGCATTTTTCGCCTTCGACCAATACCACCTGCGCGGCGCTGGTCATGCCGGGCTGGTTGTACAGCGGGCGCGGATCGGGCGGGGCCATCCTGCGGCGTTTGGCGTCCCAGGGGCGAAACTCCTTCTTGCGTCCGGGCGGGTCATAGCGATAGACGACCGCGATCAGCCGACCTGCTGCGTCGAGGTAGTCCCACTTGGCGGTGGCCGGGCCCAGGTCGTCAACGGGTGCTTCTTTGTTGGATTTGCGCACGGGTATGGTTTGCACGCGGCCAAGCAACTCAGCAGCAAACGCCAGCACCCTGGCAAAGTCGGCATGGGCATGCACCCCCAGACAGGCGGCCATCAAATCGAAGATGTCGCCGCCCTGGCCCGTGGCACGGTCTGTCCACAAACCGGCCTTGTCCCCCTGCAGCACCACTTCAAGGCTGTCGCCCGGGCTGCCCAGGATGTCGCCGATCAAAAACTTGCCCCGACGCTTCTTTCCCGCCGGAAACATCGTGGTCAGAACCGATTCCAGGCGTGCGATCAGTTCGGTGCGAATCTCGTCCCGCTCAGTATCGTTGCTGCTGCGACGGCCCGATTCTTCTGGCGGCGATGTGTCATTGAAATCAAGCATCGACAGAGCCCTCTTGTGTTGCCTGCTGCGCAGCGATCCAGGCTTGCAACTCCTTGGGTTTGAATCGAACCAATTTGCCGACGTGGTAATGGGGAATGTGGCGTTTGTGTCTCTCCTTGGCTTGTGAGAGCCAATACGACGGCAGGTTGAACATCAGTGCACTCTGGTGCGCGTCGATCAGTTGCTCGCCAAGGATGTGATTCAAATTCGAGGTATTCATGCTGGGGTACTCCAGCAGCGGTCTTGCCAGGCGCACATCCGGCACTCGAAGTGGGTCGGATCATGAAAGGCGCGCGGCAGGAGGTCCCCTGCATCGGTGGCCGTAATGACCAACACCCCCCGATCCGACATGCGCTGGGCAAGGGCTGCATCAAAGGGCACGAGTTCAAACCAGATGTCTTGGGTGTCCTTGTTGACGGCAGCAAGGAGTGCTGGATTGCGGCTGATGCCGTCAATCGACCCTTCCATGTAAGCCTGGTACGTCGCAATCTGCGCGGCATAGACCGGTTTGGTCACTGCCACGCCCGATTTTGCGAAAACCTTCCAGTGCTTGTCGGCCATCGTTTTGCATTCGAAGATCATCGGAAAGGACAGTCCCAGCTCGGCCGGTGCAGCTTGGATGATCCCGTCCACATGGCCTTGGAGCCGACCGCCAGCGCACGAGAAACCGAACTGGCCGCCGTCGGCCTTGCGGGTGTGCAGTTCGAAGCCAGCCAGCCTCAGCCAGCGCACGACAAGGTCTTCCAGTTCATGCCCAACCTCGAAGATGCGCAGAACGCGGCCGGAGAACCCCCGGCCGGGATCGACCGACGCCCCGGCGTATTCGTACTGAAGTGCCCGTTCGCAAACAACGCCCAGTCGGGATGCGCCGAGGTAGTCGCGCGGCGGTTGTTGCGCCCGCTCAGCATCAAGCGCTGTATCGATGATCTGCGCCATCAGTTCGTGGAACTGGGGTCTGTGGTTAAAGTCGAGCATCGATGTGTCTCCATGTGTGTCGATTTCGGATGGCATCCAGGCTGGTCGGACTCACACCCAGCAGCACCGAGAGTTCGTGTGCGCTGCAGTGCCCCAGATACAAAAGCCTCTGGATGATTTGCACTTGGCGGCTTTCCAATCGGGCGGTGCCGCTGCGATCACCCCGCGCGGCACGCCCCTTGGCGCTCATGTCGGCCAAGTTCTCGGCGTGAGTTCCGAGCCACAGATGCAAGGGATTCACGCAACGTGGGTTGTCGCAGCGGTGGCAAACATGCAGCCCGCCCGGGATAGGCCCCTGCGTCAACTCCCAAGCCACACGATGGGTGGTGGTCTTCTCCCCGCGAATGGCATTGCCCTGTGGTTCCCGGCGGATTTGCCCGTAGCCGCCGACATTGGTGCCGCCCAGCCACAGCCAACAGCCGTCAGGGCCCGCCGTCATATCGACCCGGCTCCATAGTCGAGCGGACAGCGGTCGAGAGTTCCGCCGCTGAACGAGCCGTCCCGAATTCGGTTGATGCATGGCGTCCTTCTGCATCACTTTCTCCTTCCTGGACTCGTGGTGCACTCGGCAACCGGGGTGGCACCCGTGGCCTCCCAAGGCAGGTCATCCTCCAGATCGGCGAACGAATGGGCTGCACTGGCTGTCATGGGATCGGGCATGGGTGCCATGCCGCGCACCGGTGGGTACTTGCTTGCCTCGTGGTGTTCGACCATGGCCTCGGTGTAGCAAGTGACGATGGCATCGACCACTTGCAGCGCCTCGGTTTCACAGTAGTCGCCCAGCGGCTTGGTGAACCCGATTTCGGCCGCAGCCTCGCCGAAGGCCTTGAGGCACTTCTTCATCGCGGTCAGCTCGACATCAGACGGATCAATCATGACAACCTCCTTGCTGTCGACGCGACCTTCCTTGAACCGCAGCCAGTTGCCGTACAGGGCGTGAAACGCGTTTTGGCAGCGCTGCGAGCAAAACACCCAGTCGATGGGATAACGCCGAGGATTGCCGACACCGTGACGGTTGTCGGTGTGGCCAAATCCCCGGGCTTGTCGTTTGCAGACCCAGCATTTCATTGACCCCCCTCATTGAAATCGTTCGATCAATGCGCGAATGTCTTCTGCGCGCCAAACTGTTGTCTTGCTGCCGAGCTTGATGGCTTTTGGATATTTGCCTTCACTGACACCAGCCCACCATGCAGAACGGCTGACCGGAATGAGAGCAAGCACCTGTGGCAAACGGAGAAAGCCGGTTTCAGGGAGAATCGGATGGGAGGTTTTCATGGTTGGCTGCCTCCCTCACTGCGCCCAAGACGGTTTGCCCGTCACCGGTGCGCGTTGCGCAGTCGGGGCTTGATACGCAGGCTCCTGCGCAGCAGCCTGCGCAGGAGCGCCGGACATGCCGCCGCCCGGAGCCTTGGGCGGCACGCCCATCAGTTTTGCGTAGTCGGGGTGATCGGGCTCGACCGCGATCTTGACCACGTTGCGGTCTTGGCCCTTGCCATCCTTCTCAATGTCCACGCGGGCCAGAAACTCCAGGCCGTCCAGCTCGGCGAAGCTCTGGATGCGGCGTGCGGCGGCGGCCTGCGGGCTGTTGTCCTGCGGGTGGACGTTGCGAGCGCTGTTCAGGGCTGCGCGGATGAAACTGCGCCCCATCTGGCCCCAGGTCGCCCCCTTCTTGGAATGCAGGCCGACGTTGCTCCACATCTTGCGCTTGGCATGCTCGCCAGCGGTGACCACGAATTCGGCGGCGAGGTAGATAGAGCCGGTTTCAAAGGACTCGGTGGCGTAGCCGCCGCCCCATCCCTGCGAGGGGTCGTCATAGCCACCGGGTTTGATGGTCATGCGCACTGGCACGACAGCGCCCTTGGGGATCAGGTCGAAGCCGGATTGCTGAGAGTCAGCGTCGTTAAAGTCGGTCCATGCGGTCATTGCTGGGTTGTTCATGGTTTTTACTCCTGAGATTCGGTGTGCGTGGGGGTATTCGTGGGGGTGGCGGCGCTGGCGGGCCTAGCGGGTGCGCCCGCGCACTTGGCGATCAGCGCGCCGAGATGCGGCGGCTCCAGCAGGTCGAGACGACCGCTGCGGTCTTTGGCCGGAAAACCATAGGGATTGACGGTGTGCGTGACGAAGGCACGGTAGGCGCTGCCGTCCTCGGCTTTGATCTCGGCCAGCGTCACGACCTCATCGACGATGCCGATGAGCGCGGCGACGGTCTGTTTGCCCTCGATCTGAGGCACAAACACATTGCGGTTGTAGTCATCGAGCTTTTCGTCAAGGATCGAAACGAACACCACGTTCTTGCCGCGTGCGTGCTGCAAGTGGGTCAATGCGCCGATCATTTCCTGGCCGAGCAGACCGTAAGCCGCGCGCAGATCGGGCTTGCCGGAACGGTCGCTGGTCGCGCCGGGCTGCGTCTTGCACCACGCAAAGCACTGGCGCGACAGTTGCGTGATCGAGTCGAGGAAGAGGGTCTGGTAGCGACCCAGCTGCACCGGATCGCCAAACTTTTCGACGACGTGGTCGTAGTGCGCTTGCGAGAATGCACTCTCCGGGGGCAGCGACTTGTCTGGGCCCGCGAGGAAGACAAAGAAATCGCGGCTTTGCGGCCAGGAGGCCGGGCGGATGGTGTCGCCCGGCCAGTCGGCCACGGCCAGGTCACCCGCCTCGATGTCGAGGAACAAGGTGGTCGTGGGATCAAGGTCTTTGAGCCGAGAAGTTTTGCCGATCCCGGACTTGCCCAGCATCAGCAATTTCACGCCTTTGCGCTCGGCCATGCGCTGC